TCACTGCTTAGACTTGGGGCAATGTTTGCAATAAAAGGTCTACCAGTTCCTGCACTTTCTTCATAATCAATACTTAACTTAAATTGAAAGTATCTACCTCTAACAGGCGATAGAGTGTCGCCTGGATTTGCAGTTATTGTAGTAGGTGTAACAATAGCGCCAGCACTATCAATGCTGTCACCATAATACACAGTAGTTGTGCTTTGGCCTTGTCCGGTCCATGCAACCAAATAACTTACATAATCATTTCTACCAAAGTCAAACACGTTTGTTGTAAATTCAAGTGGTAAACCTGGAGTTAGGTTCCAACTGCTTGAATATGTATCCCAACCACCAGTTAGGTCTGCCCATGTTTCACTGCTGTATGGTTGGTATATGCCGTCTGTGAAAAAACCGTTACCTGACATCCTATGCTCCTAAATTTACCTCAAATGTTAATCTATCACCTGCAAAACGAACATAGTCTGCATTGCCTAATAGGTATGCATCAATGTTTTGAAAAGCATAGTTAATATAAGTTTCGATGTTTGATCCTCTAATGTTTTTGCCCCTACCACTATCGTAATATGTTACAATACTGCCAAGAACACTACCATCAAGGTGTTCTTTCTCAATACCGTTTATTGTTTGCACCCAACGAATTTGAAAGTTTGAAATTGCTGAATTATTAAATGTGTTTGTAAGGAAAACTGGTTCACCTGCCAATGGTGAATAATTTTTTATTTGTAACACACGTCCTTGAGAATCAAGTGACTTAACTCTAAATGAAGTTATACCTACGTGTTTTGGTTGTGCAAGATAAAACAATATTGCTCCTGTTTTTTTATTACTTGCAAATCCTCTGTTTATGTCTCCAGTATCTCTATACATAACCCAATCATTAGCAACAACACTTGCTGGTTCTATTAGTTGAAAATTGTTTACACTAATTGTAGAATGTGTTGCTCCATATACATTTGGATCACCAAATGCAAATCCACTTGTTGAATTGAATATAATGTTGTTGTAAGGTGTTACATAACCATCTGTTACATTGCCTTTCAACATCAAATTACCACCTCTGTTAAATCTTTCAGCAGGATCATTTACCCATTCAGTAATTGTTGTAATAGGAACATCTGGTTGTTCTGGTAATGGGTTTTCAATCTGTCCATCATCTGCTGAATCAGGTTCTGGTGAAACAGGAGGCACAACACCAATTGGTCTATCAGGTAATGTTCTAATTCTTGGTCTTAGTTGTATTTCATCTGGTTTAAAAATAGGCGGCACTACAATATATGGCGAAGTTTCAATAAAGTCATACACCGTTGCATCATGTTCTACTGCCGATATGTCCACAGTAAAATCTGCGTTTAACTTCATTGCCGCTACTCTAAACTGTTTGTCTGTGAATCCTAACACACTGTCTGTAAGTGTAATAATATCACCTACTTCAACATTCAACAATTCTTGTGTGCCTGTAAACTGTATTGACTTTTGATTACGTGACTTTTTGTAGATCTGTCTTGCAGTTGTTTCTGCCATGCTTTGATTTGTAATACTGTGAAATGTAAATTCTTTCACAAGTTTTTCATTATTGTCTGTGCCTTGGTCACCACTTACACTGTAAACAACCTGTTGGTTAGTAAATTCTTTGTCTGGGTCAATAAAGTTTACAAGAACTTCATTTAATTTTGTGTTCTTACGCTCACCATCAAGTGTTACACCCCCAACAACATAATCCTTGTCTACTGCAAATGCAATCTGCACATCTGTTTCACTTGGATCATCTCTATTTGTGCCACCATCTTCCATTTTTAATTTGTAGCGTCCACCTACATATGGCATGATGCCTCTGTTGCCTGCAACCAATAATTTTACGTTGTCTATAATTTTCATGTTGGTATCAACTACTGTGTTCATTGTCAACACAGGACCAGTAAACTGAACACCATTGTCTGTGTAGTAGTTCATCTGTGATTTGCACTTCTGCGCCACATGGCGAAATGCTTCTGCATTTATTTGTTCTTTGGGTATACCACAACCGTATCTTGTGTTCATAAGATAGTCAAGTAAACAGTTTGCAGGATTGGTTCCTACAACACCACTTACTGCACTACCTTGATTGTTTGTGGTTGTTTGTCCATGATAGCGTTTGGGCAAACTGTCATAATCTGCACTTAATTCGTCATTGCCAATTGTGTGTGCAGACACGTCATACACTTTTTTGCCCAACACATCAAATTGAACCTTGGGTAAACCACCGTTCCAAGGAAATGAATCTTGATTGTCTTCTGTAATTTTAGGATACTTGAATTGAAATGCCGCATAAGCAACACCTGGTAGTTTTCTTGTTTTTAATGTCCAAGAAGTATCACCACCTGGTGAATAATCACCCGACAGTATTTGACTGTTTGTTGGACTGTTTACTTCTTTGCCATTGTAGATCTGCATTTCAATTAAATTTTTAAATCTACCTGCTTTTACTTGATAGCGTTGTCCATGCACATAGGTTTGACTTGCACCAGTTGTGCCAAAACTGCTTGGTAGTGGCAATTCAATATCATCAACAAGTATTCTGTTGATGCCTTCAATTTCACCTTCACAGATTGCAACACAAATAATTAGGTATTCATTTCTGTCACCTTTGGTTTCTGCAAATATAAGACTACCACCAACTCTTCTAAATCCATATACAATAGGAATAGCAACATTGGTTCCGTTCTTGGTAATTGTTACACCTTGTGCTGATTGGTCTGCTGGCACATTGCCTGGTGTAGGCACATCAAATGCACCCATAGGATTGAAAACAAATCCTACAATGTCGCCAACAAAATTAACAATACCTTTGACAACATCAACAATGCCTTTGATTACTTTTTTAATACCTTTTACTACACCACCCATTAGTATTCCTCTATTTTGTGAACAAACCAATTACCACAATGCCCACCTTTTTTGTGTTCAAAATAACTACTTGCTCTTTCTATTTGATCTGTAGAACCTTGGAAGTCTTTGCCAAATGCACACACACTTGATTCAAAAAACTTGGCACCATTTTTCTTACATTCTTCTACACAGGCATTCCATAGACTGTCTGCTAACCATTTGTTTCTATCACCGTCTTGTATGTAAAAGAAAGCAATTTGTCCATACAGTGTAGGATTCCAAATTTTAGTATGAAAAAATATAACTGCATAACCAATCAGTTTGCCTTCGCTTTCTACAACAAAACAATGATTATTAGGATCAATCATCAATTGTCTAAATGCGTTTGTAAAGTAATGATCGTCCCATGGCAATTCTTCTGTAATTTGCATTTCACGACCATGCTGTTTTGCAAGTTTAATCATTTCATTTGTGTCTGCAGGTTCAAATCTTCTAATCATTATGCTTTGCCCCATTTCAAATCTGTTAGTGTTTCATGACTAAACTGCATTGAAAAGTCTGCTGGATTTTCTCTTTGAAAATTTTCATTGTTGGTTCTTCGACCTTTGACTTTTTCAAAATCTGTAAACTGACTGTCTACTTGAACTGTTAGTGTTGCAGTGTCCTGTGCATCTTCAACTCTATAACCTGCTACTTTGCCTTTGAATATAGTAAGTGGTCCATCACCAGCACTGTCATAGATTAAATCTTCTGTTGCTTGATCCCAAATTGCTCTGTATACAGTAACGTCTTTGTTGATTACACTGCTGTCTGCAAAACGCAACATTGTTGTTAGGTCTAATGCTGTAAATGTAATTGTAATATTGGTTACTTGTGTTTCTGCGTTTTCAGTTGTTTCTGAAATACCCAAGAAGTTGCCTTGTGCTTGATATGTGTTGCCAAAGTAAACAATATCATATGGTGCGTCTGTGTAGTAGAATCCTGCGATGTCTAACAAAACATAACTGACCAGCGCCTGCCTTGCCAGTGCTGTATTGGTTGTTGTAGATAAACCTCTGCTCATTAAATCGCCTCTTCAATGTCAATTTCATAACTTACATAACCATCGTTTCTGTAACCAAATTCTTGTATGTCGTTGGTTAAAATCATTCTAAAAGGAACATTGTTTACAGTAATTGTGTCACCGGCACTGTCAAATCCAACATTCTGAATTAGGTTTGGTGTAATGTAGATTGTTCCATTTCCACTACCATCTGTTGTTACAGTTTCAGTAACCATATAAACTTTTGTGTGATTAGGAAAACGAATTAGATCACCGGCCAATAATAAATTAGATTTGTCAACTTGGTCACTTGTGATTGACACACTGCTTGATCCTGCTGATGCATCTGCACTTACATAGGTCTGTTGACCTGGATGTGGATTGTGTGTGCTTAACTCAGGCATAATAATATCAAATTCATTTAAAGGACCTTGACATCTACCCACAAATGCCTGCACAGGTAAAAACTCTTCATAGGATATAGGTGGAAATTGCAGTGTTGCTTTCCACTTGGTTGTGCCATTGGTTGCTCTTATAATTCTACCACTTGCAGATTCTGTTTTCTTGGTAGTGTTAGTTTGTCTAAAATTAATTGCTGTAAATCCATTTGAAGTTGGAAAAAATCCTATGTAGGCCATTATACAGTAACCCCCGTTTTACCGCGACTGTTCATCGCTTGGTTAATGATACCTACGATTGTGCTTCTGCGTTCTACAAGCAGTTGATCAAACCCTCTGGCATCTGTTGTTGTTATGTTGAAGTTTACATTTACTTGATCACCTTTGCTACCACCCATACCTTCGATTGCAGTTGCTACTTCATTAGGTATAACTGTGCCTGGTTGTCTTGGAACAAATATTTCTGGACCTGCTTCTCCAACAAGTGCTGGTTCACCCACCTTAGGATTACCACCTCTTTGATAAGGTTGTGCTCTAATACTTGCCACCTGTGCAAAACCACTTGCAACAACGGCCGCCGCCGCAAGGAAGTTGAATGGTGGTGGATAAGAAGCAAGTGCCTTGGTAGCACCTAAGTAAGTGTTTCTAATTGCTTCTGCGATTGCTATTGCTTTTGAAATCGCCGCAAACTTTTTGTTCTGTTGTGCTAATGAACTGAATAATGATTTTGCCTGTCCAATAGCAAATGTAGTTTTTTCTGTTTGACTTTTATTTTCAAATTCGTAATATTTTTCTGCTTCTTGTTGTGTTCTGCCTTGTTGTTTTAATTTTTCAATTGCTTCAGTTTGTGCAAGTGCTTTGGCAGTTTCTGCTTGTTGTTTAAGTGCGGCAATACGCTCTGCTTCAAATCGTTTTTCAATGTTACGAATAGCAGTAGCACGGTCTATGCCTGCTTCTTTCAATGCTTCTTCTGTTAGCAATCCTACTTCTTTGATTGCTTGATTCTTTTCAAATTCAAGACGCTTTACTTCGTCTACATATTTTAGTGCGTTTGCAATTTGTGTTTCTCTCAAACGTGTATCTGCTTCTTGTTCTTTTAATTTTAAATCTGCAAGAAGTTTTGCTTTGTTTTTTTCAAGTCTTTCAAGTAATTCATTTTTAGAGAATTCACTATTTTCAAATGCTTTTTCATCTGCTTCTAATAATGCTTTCTTTTCTTCGTTGTATTCTCTTATAATCTTTTCACGTTCGTCTAACAGTGATTTTTCAATTGACAAAATTGCTTTTGCTTGTTTTTCAATTTCAGCACTTGATGTTCCAAGACTAATAGGTGTTGCACCACCGGCATCTGTTCCGCTACTTGCTTCTTCAATTGCTTTGCGTCTTTCTTCAAGTTGTTTTTCAATGTTTGCTCTCTCATCATCACTCATAAGTTTGACAGGATCTTCATCAAATCCACTTTGATATGCTTTTTTCAAACGCTTACCAAATTCTGCGTAAACATCTTCAATATCAATGTCATCAAATGGATTAATTGCCGCAACCAATAGCGAACCAAACTCTTTGGCCGCTCTACCTATGCCTTGGAAGAAGTTTAAGAAACCATTAATTGCTTGTTCAATTGCAAATATAAGTTTACTGCTAAGTGATGCTTCAATTTCTAACAATGGTTTGATTAGATTATAACTTGCAGTAATCGCCGCGGCAATACCAACAGCAAGTAAACCCAATGGATTCTTCATCATTGCAATAGTAAGTGCTTTGACACCTATTGTTAATCCGCCAACTGCTCTTGTCATTGCAATAACTTTGCCTACTGCCATAGTGGCAATAAACGCACCACCAAATATGGCCGCAGTTTCAAGATTGTTTGCAAGAATCAATATGCCCTGTGATAGTGCATTGAAAACTGGTGCCGCACTTGTTCCTAACGCAATAAAATTGTTTTTAAGAACAGCAAATGATTGTCCAATAGTAGGACCAGTTTTAGAAAATTGTTCATCAACATCTTTTGATGCTTTTAGTAGTGCATTGATAAGAACATCTGCAGTCAATTTACCATCACCTGCTAACGCTCTAATCTCACCTCTTGCTTTGCCAGTTTCTTTTGCTAAGATGTCAAGTATCTGTGGTGCCGCTTCTACAACAGAGTTAAACTCATCACCTCTAAATGCACCTGAACCAAGTGCCTGTGCAAACTGTCTAATGGCACCTGAAGCACTCTGTGTGTTAGCACCTGCAATAGATAATAGTTTTGAGAATGTTTCAGTTGTTCTTGAAACTTGTGCTTGGTTTAGTCCAAGGTCTTTGGTTGACAATGCAATCTTTTGATACAAGTCAGATACAGCATCTAAGTCTTGTCTGGATCTATTTGCAACATTAGTTAAATCAACAAATGTTTTGTTAAGTTCTGCTTGACCATTTGTAACAAGTTTTAATCTGTTGGTAATGGTCTGAATTGAGTTGGCAAATTGTGTTAGTGCAGAGACACCAAATGCTCCAGCGGCAAGTGCCCCAATTTTGCCAAGACTACGTTCAATGCCGCCAAGCGTTCTTTTGGTTTTATCTCTTGCGACTACGTCTATTACTTGCGTTGCCATCTAATGTTTTCCTTGTCTGTTCATATTCCCACCTATAATAAGCGGCCCATGTTTGTATTTCAAGGACACTAAACTGCATTACTTCTGCTATGCTTTTACCTAACCTATCTGCAATCTTACAGATAATCAGTAATTCAGTGTCCTCTACGAGTTTTTTCCGATATTCTCCAATTGTTCTGTTGGCGAATTGATTTCGGCACAAACTCTAATAATAACATTAGGATCAACATCATGCATCAAACTGTTTTTGTCAAACTTTGTAAACAAAGGTTTGCCTTCTGGGTCTAATGCTTTTTGAATCAATGTTTCAACCAATGCTTCAACTGTTTTGCCTTCTGACTGTAGTCTAATAATAGTTTGTTCTACAGCAAAAGGATACGCAGGTTTAAAGTAAACATCTGATTTCCATTCTGGAACTGTTACTTTATTAAGACCTCCTGCAAGTCTTTCTTTGAAATGCCCTTTGGCATTATCCATTACACTCATTTTATTCTCCGTAGTGTCTCCCTAACCGCTGGCGTTGTTATGCCGTTAGGTGCTTGTTTAGAATGACCATCTTCCAACGCTACTATGTAAGGAACGCGGTTGACTACTTGGGTTTCGCGAAAACGCTTTTACTTTCGCCAACCACGTCTTGCCTTACCTTGATCTATTGGTGTAAATTTGCGTGCCTGAACCAATAGTTCGTCAGTCATTCTGTCAATGAAAACATCTTTTTCTCGTTCAAGTTGTCTCATAGATCTTCGTTTGTTACGCAATACAAACTTTAGCATTAAAATTATACCGCTTCAATGCCTAATGGACCAGTGCCCTGGAATGATACACTTGCAGTTACAAGGTCATCAAATGATGCTGTTCTTGAAACTGAAGTAACGATTACCTTACCTGAAAATTTCTCTCCACTTGTTGTGTTTGGAAAGAATTCAATGAATAAATCGCCATCGTTGTCTGGACGGAATGCGTCTGATGCCGCAGTGTGTCCATCGTCGTATACTACTTCCATTGATCCAGTAAATTGATGCAATCCGCTTTTATAAGTTCTTGCAGAATCCCCCATTACAGAGTCTTCAATTACATCCTTGGTGTGCTCCACGGTCCAAGAACGAACTTCAGCGATTGCTACTTCACCGGCACTGTCTGAACCGATTTTAACGGTTCCATTTTCACCTGTATATGTTGCCATATCTTAGTTCTCCTCTTTTGGTGTAAAGTCGTCTTCAGAATAAGTCCAGTTATCTTCCCCACAATCTTTGTATGAATGCTCTTCGCTTCCACACTCAACACAAGGAACAGCATCTAACTCTTCCTTGGTAGGTTCAATATCTTCAACTTCTTCTTCTTCGACTGGTTGTGAAGTCACTTCCGCAGATGCATAAATCTTTTCTTTCTTACCCTTGGGTTGTGACTTTTTTCCTTGTTTAGGATCATCAATTGACCATCCCTCATCAAGAAATCTTTGTAAACGGTCGGCCTCAACTTTTTGCCATTCACCGCCTTTGTATATTTTAATATATGTTACTGGCATTAGACTGCTCCTTTAGTAAATGAGTAGTGAACTTCAGCAATCACGACAAATTCACCTAATGGTGGTGTTCTGTCTATGACTTCGATTGAAGTTACATGAGTTGTTGCGGCACGGGCCGTTGCGAGTTCTCTATCTCTATTAGTGTTTAACGCTTCTTCTATTCTTTCGATTAGTGCGTTTCTTTTTTCGTCTACACTTTGAACGAAATTTTTGCGTCCATCTGAGCGAACAAAACCTCTTATGGTTACTTCAATTATACCACGTCTATAACCACCCATTGCTTGGTCTTCACGTGTTTCGTTGCCTGTGGTTACAAGTAGTGCAGGAAATTGTGTCATTGCAAGTTTATCCACATCAAATGGTTCTCTTGACACAAATGTAGGTCTTGGAGGATTCATATCCTTCAAAACTTCAATAATATCTTTGGTAATGGTTTCTCTGTTGGACATACCCTACTACCTTTTTAGGCGTAGGAAATGCTGTGGTTCTTTTTCAGTATCTGTTACTGCACCTGAAGAATCCGCATCATACTCTACACCATCTCTTAAAACAAGGTCTAATTCACGCTCATATTCTTTTCTATAGAATTCCATTTTGCGTTCAAATAGATCTTGGTCTGGTTCAAATTTTGCTAATTTAGGGTATACATGGAAACCTAAAGCATTGTATACAGTTGCTCTTGTCAGTTGACTTGCTGTGTAAAGATCTTCGTCAGGTTCAATTTGCCCTGATGCTAATCTTCTTAAGTCGTAAAGACCAATCTGTTGTGTAGGCCACCAACGGATACGTAGGTCGCGGAATACATCATTTTGTGCTTTGGTTATTTCTTCATCGAAATCAGGAATGCCAAAATCAAGAATATCTGGTTCAAAACTTTGCACATCTGAGATTGTTGCTGTTGTAATTGCCATAATAGAGTTCTGCTCCGTAATATGCTATGAGTCCTTCTCATACCACTAAATTGTTTATTACGCAAGTATTTATTCAAACCGCTTGACTTTGCTACTAATTGAGGTTATAATGAATATTATGAGTAAATGTATTGAATGGTCTGGCACTATTGACAACAAAGGATATGGTCTTAAATGGAATGCTGATCGTAATAATTGGATAAAAGCACACCGTTGGACATATGAACAAGAAATAGGTCTTATACCCAAAGGACTTATGGTGCGTCATTTGTGCCATAACAAAAAATGCGTAAATCCTGAACATCTTGCAGTAGGCACTATGAAAGATAATCGTGCTGATGATATTCGTGCTGGCAAAGATTGGTTTGTAGGTGAAAATAGTAATCTTGCAAAATTAACTGAACAGCAGGTATTAGATATTAGAAGTAGACAACCTAATGGCAAACCGCCATATGGATATATTAAAGATTTAGCAAAAGAATATAATCTTAATAGAAGTCAAATATACGATATTTGGAAAAGAAAGTTGTGGAAACACATATAAAAGAAAAGGGCCCGAAGGCCCTTTTCAAGTCAGTGACTACTCAATTATATTTCTATAATTGTGCGTCCCCAATTAATTGAACGCCGTAAGTATCGAACAGTTCAGATACTCCATAGGCCATCGAACCTACTATCTCAGTAGCACGAAGTGAAGCGTCTCTTTGCTCTTCAATTCTCATTTCGCGTTTAACCATGTATGCTAACGCATCGCTTGACATACAAGCACCAACAAATGCACCAGCAGAGTCGCCAGTTACAACAGTTGATTCAAAAATGTCAATACCAGCAAGTCTACCAACGAAACCATCTCTTAATGCTGTGTTACCTACATCTGACAAGTTGTGAGACATAGTTGTTCCAGCGTTAGTTAATTGTTTCTTGATTTGGAATGCTTGGTATGGGTGGATCACTGCAACATAGTTGCCTGGTGCTTGGTTAGCACGAAGAGTTGCCGCCGCTTTGAAGAAATCTTCAACAGTTAATTCTCTTGCGCCTGAACCTACAGTGTTTGTAAATCCACTGAATAATGCCGCTAAGTCAGTGTCTACTTTCTTAGCAAGACCATCACCAATTTGACGACCAACTGCCGCCGCTACATCTTCTGCCGCACCTTCACGAGCAAGGTCAGTAAGTGTTACAAGAACACCTGCCTCTGCCGCTGTGATTGTTGCAGGATCAGTAGTGAACGCAGTGTTAGAAAGGTCAGTGCCTTCGTCTACGCCGTCTGCCGCGATTGCCGCGTATTTTGGAACTTGTGCTACAAGTCCTGGTGTTCCCACCATGTTGTAGTTACGAACAAGTGGACGAATCACAGTTTGCTCAGAAAGTGTGAATAATGCCGCTTGGACGATATTTGCATATAAGTCGTTTAGACTTGTGCTTGTTGCTTCGTTTGCCATGTTAATATCTACTTATTTAGATAGCAATTATAAACGAACACCCTTTGCTTTCATAATCTCTTTGTATCGAGCACGATGCTCAGGATTGTTCATATTAAGTTTTGTTACGTCTGTTTCAACCACATTCGCCTGTTTGCCTACTCCTTGTCCTGTGCCTGAACCGTTTGGTCCTGCACTAACAAAATGTGGGTTAGCAGTTAAGAACTCATTTACCAGCGTAGATACTTGTAATGGCGCACCATTGTCGTCATATCTTACATTGCCGTTTTGGTCAACCACATCAACAGTGCCTGCTTCATTTAACTTAACTTGGCCTTTAAGTAGTTGCACCACTTGTTGTGGATTAACTGCCTTATTAGCACTTGCTTCGTTAAGCAATGCACCATCTACCTTGATAGTATGCAATTCAGTTTGATACTGTTGAATCTTACCATTGAACTTTTCTGCTTGTTCTTTTAGTAAAGACTCATATTCGCCACGCTTTTGAAGTTCTTCTTGGCGTGCCGCTTCTTGCTTTTCTACCAGCTCGTTATATAGATCAAGATCTACGCCTGAATATTTCTTTTCAAACTTAGCTCTTTCTCTTTGTACCCTTTCTGCTACAATACGATTTACATCATCTTGTGACAAAAGGTTTTCCTTAGTTTCCTGCGTTTCTGCTACCTGTTTTTCACCTTGGGGTTGAGCAACAGTCTGCTCCGTTTCATTAACCGCTTGTTCTGCGTCCATATTATACCTCTTTCAAATTGGTTGAGTTCTACCACCTGCCCTCGGCAGTGATGTAATTATTTAGCAATATTTGCTAAAAACCGTTTATTTACGGCGTCTTCCGCCGCGACTTGTTTTTTTCTTTTTCTTTTTTCCACCACGCATTGCCATGATTCTTGTCTCCTCTGGTTTAAAACGAGTGCGATTTTTATAACTTCGTCCAATAACGCCCCCTACTACTGAACTACCCGTTACTGCCATAAGGATATACCTAATGCCAGCATTGCTATTAACCATGTTGTACAAACACCATACAGAGTCCATCTTGTATACATTTCAATATGCTTAAGGTGATTGTTTGCTATGGTATCTAACAGTCTTTCAACTTTAGTCAATCGTTTTTCTACTTTGCGATATTCATCCATCGTCTTCTACCCCTTCCCAACTTGGGTGTGGGGTAGAATAATATTCTTTTAGTTCTTTGCTTCTTAGTAATATTTCTTTGCGTCTTGCTCTGCAAAGATGAAACAATTCTAAAAGATTATTTCGTGCCCTCACGCCTGCTCTTCTTGAATCTTTTTGTTCAAACTGTTTTATGTTTTTGTTATAGTCAACCAGAATTTCACGAATCCTTTTTTCAGTGCCATGTATAAAGTCTCTATCTGGTACGAACTCACCCATTATTCTCTTCCTCTGATTCTTCAGATTCTTCTTCAAATAATTCTGCAAGTTCAGGATGTAGTTGAATAATTTGTTCGTTGGTATAACCTTGTTCAATCATTTCTCTTAGATGTATTACTAACTGTTGTGGTGATTCCACTTCAGGATGAACGAGCTCATTTGGCACTGTTCGAACAGTGTCGTTTTCTGCTGTCCATTCGTCATACCATTCTTTGACTTCTTCGTATGGTCTTTCTGTGATAGTTTCCAACATCATTTTTTCTACTTTTGTTTGTAGTATAGGATCTGTTGGTCCACTGTCTTTGACCATTTTTAACATTGTAATATCGTTTGCTTTGTCTTGTATTGAAAAACTTTTGCTGTATTCAATTTCACCATCCCAAGCACGGCCCTGATACAATGCCCACATACGCCAAATTTGTTCTTCAGCAACAGCAAGATTCATTGCAAAGTCTGCAAGTCTTGCGTTAAGCATTTGAAACTCTGTTTGTAATCCAATGCCTGAAAGACGTCTTGACTCTACACTTCTTATACCGCCTAAACACGCCATTCTATCTATTGCTTCAATCTTTCTTTCAATAGTTTGTAGTACAGCTTCAATGCTTGCACCATCTGGTTGTAGTAGATAAGGTTTAAGTCCTGGGTCCATGCCTTGTGGTAATTGCACAATTGAACCTGCGCCAGCACTTGCTTCAGTGTCTGCTGTTTTTACAAGTGAAGGGTGATTAGTAAGTCTAATAATCTGTTCTATTTCACTGGCAAATTCATAAAGTTCTTTTTGCACATCTGCAATGTCACCTACAGCACTTACACCAACGCCTCTTTGATTTGAACGCTGTGCATAAACACAAACAGCAGGTACTTGACCCAATTCATTTGGTAAGTTGAATAACAGTTCACCTGTTTTGTCATCTGCATTTAATTTGTATACATTTACTTCTTCAGGTGTGTATTCTCTAATATATTGCATTTTACCGTGTGCTTCTTCTTTGACTTTCAAATAAGTTAATTTGTAAGCACCATTTGACATTCTTTCATATTCCCAATCAAGTACATTGTCAGGAGTAAACAAACTTACATAAGGACGAATCTCTTGATTAAGTTCATCTGCTCTTGTGAGTGCTTGACTGGTTGGTTTGTCCACAATAACCCAAACATTTCCGTAGACCATAGTGTAAGAACTTACATCACGCATAAACGCTTCAAAGCTTCTACCATCAAGGTCTGCATCTGCAAGGAAAGGTTGTAGACCAGGATCGTTTTCTATGCTTCCAAAGTATCTTTTAGGTTCTTTGCGGAATAGGAATGCATTATAGATTCCTACAATTGATTTTACATGGTTATCAACAGCAACCTGTCTTAGTCGCTTTTCATAATCATCTCTTGATTCAAAATAGTATGGTTCTAAATAGCGTCCCATGAAGTAGTCATAACCACCTTGGTAGCTGGCATTTAGAAATGTCCATCTATCTACATAATATTTCCAGGCATCATGCGCTTCAAGTATAATATCTATACTTGATCGTGTGCCACCTTTTATCACTCTATCTCTAATTAAGGGCATTAGTTCCATCTCCTTGCTGTTTGGTTATTACCAGTAAATGCCCAACGCTGTGGTGTTTGCGAATCATATTCTGTGCGTAGTGGGAACAAGAAGTCCACCAAATATCCTACAGCATCTGCCATATGATCCAATTCTCCATCCTTTTCAATTACGGATGTACCTGGTTTATATACCATTTTTTCTAAACTATCTATTATTTGTTTGCATTTAGGGTCTACAAAAAGACTGCGTGCTCCTGCTGTGTTCAATAGTTTGCTGTTCACAGCATTTACTCTGTCTCTGATTGGTGTGTGACTGTTTCGCACCTGTACCCCAAATCCTGCATTCTGTAGAATAGAAATATCAGTGCGCCCTCCTGCACTTGTTTTTCTTTGACGTCCTGCAGGATCAGGATACATAATGATCCTTGATTTAGGATATCGTCTTTTTATTTCATCACACACTTCGTCAGTGTTTGACCCTCGCATACAAATTTCGTCTATAAAATATATTCTGTTGTTTTCAATAACACTTATGCAAACGCTCATTGGATCGACGTTGAAATCAATACCACAGTGTATTTCTCTTGTGTCAGGTGTTGCAACAGGTTGCACACTGTCGTCTCTTGAAAAGTTGTAGTAGACTACGCCCGAATATGTGGTAAAAGTTGCCAAATATT